GTAGAACTGACAGAGCTACTAATGGAGTTATTGCTTGGAAGCTATGGGGTGGCAACGCAGGACAAAGGTGGAGTAACAAGTTAGTACGAGCTATGAACAAGAGAGACGAAGTAGAGAAGTCAGCGTCAGAGTTGGTACGGAGACATAAGCTAAGGGAACAAGCAGACAGAGAATACAGAACAAGTCGTCTCACATCTACGGAAGTAAAGCAAGGAGTCTATCGGAACTATGACGCAATGCTACGGAATTGGGAACTGTGGTACACAGATTACTATGTCGGTCTGTTGCGTAGTCAGTTAAAAAAAATCACGAGAAGTATGGTGCGTGGAGGAGACAACCCTGCATACAAAAATTTTGTTTTGAATGGACAATCTCCGATTTTAAATAACATAATAGATGAGACTACTCTTGAATGGAAACTTGAATTGTATGATATTTACTTGTCTCAGGTCTATGACTTCAACTTGTTTCAATTTGGTATTCTCTTACCTGAATCACTAAAAGGATATTCTGAATTAGAAGATACGGATTTATATACTTATAAGAACAGACGGAAAACAAGAAGTCAGGTAATCAACGAAGGTTTCTATCCGATACGGTTGCAGGGTGGAGATGTGATTCCTAGTTCTACTTCTCCTATACCTAGAACTAGATACAACCGAAAAGCAGTTGCGTTTGTAAATGATAGATTAGATTCCGTTATGCCTGAGTTGGCTAAAACTACAAAAGCAAATTTGAACAGAACAATCCGTAGAAGTATAGACGAAGCAGTTGAGCTTGGACTTAGTGGAGACGCAATGTACGAATACATCACAGGACAAGTAGAGAATACTTTACCGAAGAAGCTAATGGGTAGAGCTTCGACTATTGCTAGAACTGAAGGTGGGGCTTTGGCTCAGTTCGGTCAGTATGACGCAGTCGAGAGTTCAGGTCTCATTACTGTAAAAGAATGGCAAACCCAATTCAACAACTCAAGAGACACTCACATTAGTGCTGACGGACAAGTCGTTGGGCAGAACGATAACTTTATTGTCGGTGGAGAACGAGCTTTATATCCTAAAGCTCCTAATCTCTCTGCCAAAGAAACTGTGAACTGTCGTTGTAATGTAATCTACCGAGAGCCAAGACCTGACGAAGTAATCAATCCTTCTATCTGACGGTAAGCAAAAAATTTTTTTTCAAAACGAAAACCCACCGAATGAACGGTGGGCTTCCGAGTTCCGATTAAGTGTGAGCTAACTTGCTTGTTCTAAGATTCTATCCATTTCTTCTTCGGATATATCAGCAATAATCTGTAGCCTTGAGAATATTCTATCTAACAATCTCTCAGCTCGAATGTCTCTCTCGAATCCCATAAACTCTCTAGTTTCATTCCAACCTTCAATGTCAGCATTTATTACTTCTGCAAACCAAACAAGGAAATCTGAATTAGCAATTCCTACAAGATATTCCAATCTCTCTCCTGTCTCGTGAGAATAGATTGAGTCGCATATATCCCAACCTGAAATATGTTTTTTCTCAAGTTGTTTTATATCACTCTCTTGCAAATCAATTATCTTGCCAATCTCTAAATAAGTTTCGACAGGATAAATTGCTTTACCGTCAGCTCCTAACATTTCCTGCTTGTTATCTCCAAGCTGAAAAAATTGTCTAGCAACTTCTTTTGTTATTTGTTTCATTCTTCTTCTCCCTTTATATTTAGTACTTCAACAACATAAAAGTAAAAATCTTTTTTCTCTTGTGTTGTTCTTTTTTTGTTATAGAGCTTTGCTTCTTTGGAACACCAAAACCAAAACGCTTCTCTTGGATTGGCATACCTAGAAGTATCAAGCTCTATTGTGTCTTGATAAAATATCTCCGTTTCAAATGAAGGGATATATTTTTTTATAACTGAATATGTAAATTGATTCATCTCAACTCCTTCTATATTTTCAATCATAAATTCATTATAATCGAAGATGATATATTTGTCAAATCGTAGATTTCTATAATAGAAGATTGACAATAATAAAATCGTAAATTATAATCCAACTAAGTTGATTATACATAAAAAAAAGGAGTTGAATATGAATAAGAGACCAAGACGAGTAAGACCACCTGTGGTAATTAATTTGCCTAGTAGTGCAGTAGTTAACGAAGGTGTCTTGACAGTTAGTGATAGACAACTAACTGACTTGTTTAATACTGTGAAGCCACTCCAAGTTCGTAAAGAACTTAGGAAGCATAAAAGCCGTAGTACTAGATTAGATGACGCATTATCACTATGTCAGGACGCAAAGGTGGAAGTAGATTCTTTATTTGAAGAAATAGAATCTTGGGCAGAAGGTATGGAAGGAACTAATTTAGAAAACAGTTTCAAATATGAACAGTTAGAGGAATGCAAACAATACCTAGAAGAAATACAAGACATCTTAAGTGGTCTTGAATCTTTTGAAGGTGGAGTTGTTGAGTTCCCTAGTATGTTCTAGGAATAATCCTACACGGTGTCCTAACTTGGACACCGTAAGGATAAAGGAGTTGATATGAATAGAAAACAAAGAAGAATACTAAAAAGTAAAAAAAAGGGTAGGACTCATCATTCGACAGGAAACTTTGCAATTTACAAAGGTAGGAGCTAATGAGTAAACAATTAAAATGGTGGTTGGATAACAAAGAAAAAATTAGACAAAGAATCATCAAAAATTTTAATCTACCAAAAGATTACAGATTGTAATGATTTACCAAAGAAGAACGACATTCAAGTTTGATTGTCCTGAGTGTACTTTGGAATTAGAAGTTACACATTTGTTTTGGTCTGCACTTGTTTGTCTTTATTGTGATAAAGAAATCTACAAAGAAGATATGGAGTTGAAGAAATGACTATCTTTGAAAATCTTGAGCAGATATTTAATCACTTAGAAACTAAAGAACAGATACAGTTAGCTGAGAGATTATTAGTTAGAAGAAAATTAGAAATCGGATTATTGGAGAGAGAAAAATGATTACTAAATGTAACTGCCCAAAAGAAAAAAATTGTGCAGGTCATCTTACTTTGCAAGAACAAAAACTTTTATTTACACAAGCACAATTTATGAATAGGAATGTTGATGATGATATTGTTACCGTTCCAACAATAAGATGTATTATTTGTAGCCAAGAAGGAACAATCGAAGTCATTAGAAAAGATTGGCACGAGTTCCAATGGGACTTACCAAGAAAAGAAGTAAGAGAATATTTCCCTTACCTTGACAAGTCAGGTTGGGAACAAATAATCTCAGGCTCACACCCTGAATGTTTTGATGAACTTTTTGGGGATTTAGAATAATTTGTACATATTGCACAGATAATTTTATATATTAAGATTAGATAGTTTAATACCCTGTATCATTAGACACGCAGATAAGAAGCTGACCCTTTGTTTCATTCAATCAGCAATCAACTCCGAAGGGTCAGCTATCTGCTATTAATAGTGGTTTTCACTATAAATACTTGCATTACTTTTTTAATCTGCTAATCTTTGATTATGAATGAAACAAAAAAAGGAGACAAAATGTCAAACAAACCATATGTAACTATATTCCAAGACGGAAGCTACGGCAAAGACCGTAGAATTACAAAGCTAGTATCTGATATAAAAAAACTATCAGAACTCAAAACAGACAACCAAATTATGAAGGTAACTTGGAAGGAAAATTATTTATCAGATGATAAATGGTATGAGTGTGTAGCTTACGACCTTGATTTTTCTTATGGAATAGAGAACAATGCACCTTCAGGTTTGATTATTAGTAAAGACGGTCAAGGTTGGATTCAACAATTAGAACTTATTGACAGGTGGGGATTTGGACATCATTGGGATAATGATATGTCAGAATGCTACAAAGACCTAAAAGTTGAATTAGTAGATGTTCCTGCACACGAAGAATATGTTGCAGAATGTGAGCTTTGTGTCGAATGGACAGGTGGAATAATTCACGGTATGCAAGACGCTTGTTTAGACACTTGGTTTTAATTTAAACAACAAAACAAATTAAGCCACCTACATAGGTGGCTTTTTTGTTATAGTAATAGCTATGGCAAGTTTATCTAACATAAGAGAAGGTTTGAAAACACGATTAGCAACTATCTCAGACTTAAGTGTATTTTCTTTTGTGCCTGATTCAATAGAGCCACCTACGGCAGTTGTTGGTGTAATGAGTTCTTTAGAATACGATTCAACAATGTCTCGTGGCTCGGACACTTACAACATTCCAATCTATATGTATGTTTCAAGAGTGGACGCAGAACTCTCGCAGGATTCATTGGATTCTTATTTAGACGGAAGTGGAAGTACAAGTGTAAAATCAGCTATTGAAGGAGATTCAACTTTAGGTGGAGTGGTAAGTTCTGCTAGAGTTGTTGAAGCGTCTAATTATGGTGTTTATACTGTAAATAGTATTGATTACTTAGGCGTAGAATTTAGCGTGGAGATAATTACATAATGTATGAAGTGATGAACGGAATAACTGTCAAAGATAAATATTTTGCCGAAGGCGAATTTATCGAAGCAAAAGATATTCCACAAAAAAGTATTAAATGGTTAGTAGAACAAGGTACGCTTGTTAAAATTACTAAAGCCCAAATGGAAAATAAATTACAAGAAGCAACTAAAGTAAGGGCAAGGAATGACAAAGGTCATTTTATTGCAGACGACCA